GGTTACACAGCTTCGAAGTAGAATCCGGCCAGCCAATTGGCAGAGCCTAAATCGTTGATGTCAATCGAGTGTGATAGGGGCGACGAATTGTAAATCTTGTAGCCAACGCGCAGGTCGTCGTCACTGAGGTTGATTTCAGCATCAAACGCCGGGGATGCGGTCGAAAACGCCACAGTGCCCAGATAGACCGCGCCAATGCCGATCAGCACAACTGGAATGGTTTCCGCGCTTGGATCAACGGTTATCGCAGCGGGATTGGCGCTCGTAACTCCGCTGTTCTGCGGCGTGCTGACAGTGAGCGTCGTGAAGTCAATTGACGGTCTAAACACCAGCCCCAGCTTGTTATTGTCGGCGCCAGAGCCGCCGGTGCTTGCGCTCATGCCGGTCACAGACGCCTCAGACCCTGCAAGCTTCTTCCAACTCGCCATCGCGCGCGCGCCTTGTTGAGTTCCACCGCTAGTAACGATGTTTGTAAACCCGCTCGGCGTGACGGCGGTCGGCGGGGCGTTAGCGCCAGCATAGTCAATGAACAGCGCAACGTCATTGGCTTGAATGGTGCCGGCACTGAGCGCTGAGAAATCAAGCGCGGTGTCAGTCGATTGGCATGATCCGACGAACGTCCACGTTAGCGATGGCGCAGCCCCCTTCGGCATTAGCGCGGCGAGCAGGTGCAACATGCTCATCGATCAAATCTCCTGAGCCGAACCAACGCATCCCCAGTTTGACCCGTTCCACAAAAACGAAACGGTTAAGAGCTTCGAGATGACGGTCGTCGTCGGTAGCGCAACGCCTTTTGCCGTAAAACTGGCGCCCCACGTGATCGCCCGCGCCGTGCCGTTGTCCTTGATCTGGAAAACCAAAACCTCGCCGATTGATGGCGTGCCGGTAAGGTTCGTCGTCATCGACGTGATAGCGGCAGCCAGCGCCGTGATATTCACAATGTCGCAGTTGTCGGTGTTGACCGTAGGGGTGCCAGACGATGTGATCGTCGTAACGCGCGGCGTGGTCCGCTTGTTGGTTAGCGTTGTGGTGCTGGTCGCCTGCACTGCTGTATCGGCTTTGCCTAGCGATGTCTGAACCGCACTGGTAAGCTCAACGGATGGCGCGGTCGGGACTGTTAGATCAACGCTGATCCCGGTTCCGGCAGTCACTGAAATAACTACGTCATCATTTTCAGCAGCCAGCCCGATCGGCACAAAACGAAACGAGCGTGTAAATCCCCCGAGCGTGGCCGTTACCTTGTAGGCACTGCCAGCCGCATGAAATCGCCCGGTGCCTGTGGCGTCGGTGAACGGATTCGCCAGAGGCGTCGTCCCGTCCCGATCGCTGTAGATTGGCACCAGCACGTTGTCGCTTTCGCGCCGTACCTCGACAGATGCGCCGGTGACGATGTTCCCGGATGCGTCACTGATTGTATAGTTATAAGCCGCGTAAGCCATCGTTTATCCTTAGTTGCTCGTCGGCCCGGTATAGGTTGCAGATCCAGACGTTACCTTAACCCATGATATGCCATTGACGGAAGTTCCGGTTGCTCCGCCCGTGCCGCGCGTGACTGACCACGATCCAGACGTAGCGCCATTAGCCCCGGCCAATCCAAGCGCCCCGCCAGTGCCGCCTCGGCCAGACTGGAACTTAGGCCCGCCTGCCCCGAATAGTGCCGTTGAGGTAAACGCCCTCGCCCCAAGCCCGCCGGCTGTTAGTGTGCCTGTTGAGGCAGCCTCGCCACCGCCATCAAAGATGCCGCCCAAGCCTGCCGTAAAGCCAGCGCCACCGCCACCGGCGCCGCCGCGATGGTCGTCAAAGTCCTGACAGCCTGAACTGCCACCGCCTCCGCCACCGGCCGCAATTTGTGCCCCAGTGCCGAAGTCGATATTGATCGGGTATCGCGTGTAGAGCGCAGTCCCGCCTATTGATCCGTTGCGCCCGCCAGCAGATGCCACGCCCCCGAAGTTGGCATTGCGCCCGCCTCGCCCGCCTGCCGCGTAGATTGAGCCGCGCAACAGCAGTTTGATTATCACGGTGTAGATGGTGATCGCGCCTGCCGCGCCGCTGCTTGTGGCATTGGCCGATAGCGTGACCGTACTCGCTCCCACATTAACGCTATTGATCACAGCGCCAGACGGAATGCCGGTGCCGATGACGCGCATCCCCGCTTTGAGAATGGACAGGTCGCCGGACACAGCCGTCAAAACCGCCGATCCGCTTGTGCGCGTTGCCGTGCGTGCGGTTGATGGCCATGTGCCAATGTCTACCGAGTAGGTCGTGGTTAGAGTTGATCCGACCTTGGCGCCGGACTGAATAACCAGTTGCACCTCGTCCCCGTCCTCAATGTCGGGGTAAACCTGATCATGGGCGGTGCGGAGGTTGATGTTATTGGTGTCAGACGTAACCGTTAGCGTTCGTTTGCTAAGGTCTTCGGCCTGAATGATCGTCCAAGTGCTTTCCTCGAGCTCAACGTCCACACGATCAGCGTGCGGATTGATGCGCGTCACCTGTGCGACTAGAGAACTTTCCAACCCGCTGGCGTCTTGGATCGGCCTGCCCTTGATCCGATAAAACTCGCCGAACTTCGGGACAGGCACTTCGCCGGATGGCGTGCGAAAGATCGAAAGCGAAATGCGCCGAGGCGGGTTTACAAACCGGCCAATCTGAAGCGCGTTAACGCGGGATGCCACAACCTGAGCGAGCTCCGGTATCCACCGCGAATAGATTTTTTTGATTGCCGCCTGCCCGTAATCGGCTTGGCTTTGCGCATCCACGGTGGCGAGCGTTGATCGGTAGTTGTCTATGTCCGAAATGGACTTCAGCGGGTTGATCTGCCCGTAATAATTCCAAACTTGGCTGATGCGCTTTTCGGGTTGATCTTTGATCTGCAACGAGCCTTCGAGGATGTTCTCCTCGTTGTACTCGTATAAGATATTTGTGGCCTCTTGCAAAACCTGAAGGCGTATCTGTTCAGTTTCATCGTCCCACCAGATCGCAAGCCCGACCTGCTCGATAATCTCGGCCACCAAGTCCTTAACCGATGTTGGATCGGCAAGCAGCGCCGTAATCTGGCGATTGTAGTAGTTGTTGATCTCATCCTGCCAGTCGGTCAGCGGGATGTATGCCGTTGGAACGTCGGCATATGTGGTGAACAGGTCGTAAATCACATCGGCGGGGCTATCGCCGTTGTAATAGATGCAAAGCTGCGCGCGATCCTCTGCCCGGTGCGCCTGCGCCGTGGTGTTGAATTGCGCGCGCGTGAGTGTGAGCACATCGCCCGACCGCGTGAACGAGCAAATCTCTTTTCCGCCAATGCTCACATAGCCGCTCGCCGGGTAGCTGGCATCGCCAACGCTCGTAGGCAGGAGCGTGGCGGAGGTTGCGACATTGGTTATGTCGGACGATAGATAGCCCAAGCTCAATGCCGGCGCCTGCGCGCGGTCGCCGTCAGCCAGCTTAAGCGCGTCCTTTGCCGTGGTCGAGTAGTTGCCTTGCCGATCCGGGCCGGTGAAGTCCTCAATGATGAAATGCCGCGTTTCCATGTCGGCGATTGCCTGGCCGAGATAGCCTTGGATCAGGCGGAACGGCCTGCCCTTGATGTACTTTTGCCGAATTGCAAACTTGCCGAAGAAGGTCCCGCGATCGAATGCGTCATTGTAGGCCCGCAGCGATAGGTACTTATCAAAGCCTGCGCCAGTGTCGGAGTGTGGCCTATCCATGAAACTGGCCGTCACGCTGGATCGCGTGCCGAGGTCTTTGCCTAGCGAGATCGTCGGTGGCGTGTAGTTGACCGAGGTTAGGTAAGGCAGCGCCTCAATGCCACTTTCGGGAAGCGCCAGCGTATCAATGGCAAAGCGAAGCGTGACATGCGTGTTGGCAAAGGCAGCCCGCGCCTGGCATGTGGCGATGGTGTTATAACAGCGATCAGCGCCGGTAGTGCCTAGCACCGCCGTGCACGGCGCCGTGCCATAGGTCAGGCTGCAATAATCGACGTCGATCTCAATGAACGTGAGCGCCTTCACAGGGCAAAGCCTCCCATATCAAGGCCAATCGACATCATGCCGTTGGCGCGCTGATTGACAGGGACCGCATCATTGGTGAGCCAACAAAAGCCGACCTCCTCTGGATAGGTTGTAGGTCGCCACGAATAAAAGAACGGCTGGCTTTTTGCCGCGATAACGAATGGTTCCATCGTTTCGCGATACCAATTCGGCGTGAGGTTTTCCAACTGCACCGAGGTCGATAGCCGCTCTTGGAGGATAACGCGCCCCAGATAGTTGCCGCTTTCGCTGCGCCCGCTTTGCACGGTCGTCTGCCGGCCATAGGTGATCGGCGTGTGCCCGACATAGATACGCCGCTGGAGCTCCAGAAGTTCGCCCACATAAAGAATGGCAATCTCAGGCGCGACGGTTGCGTTCTGTATCTTGAGCCGAAAGCCGGACGCCGCGGTTGATGTGAACCGCAGCATTGCCGGTGCATTAGAGCCTAGCACCTGCTCGGCGAATACCTCATTCCAGTTTGAGCCGTCATAGGCTTCAACCGATACCGTTGCGGCGGTCAGGTTGTGCCGTGCGAGCCCCACATAGTCAGCCGTGCCAGTGGCGTTAACGGTCACGTATTGCGTCGTGGTGACGGCGCTGCGCCAAAAGCTGGCCGTACTGGGATTGGCCAGATTGGTTGCCGGGTAGTTCACCGCCTCGCTGGTGGCCGCCACATTGGTGATGGTCACCAGGTTATCGTATCCGATGATCCCTGCGTCATTGTCCGTTGTCGCCGCTAGTGTGAGCGCAAGCGCCTGGGAGATATAAACACTCATGCCAGCACCACCTGATAGCCGTCCCGCTGCATGTCTAGCATACGCTCCATAAAGTCGCGCATTGCATCGCCGCTGAAGATTTGCCCCGGCGTGATGCCTTGCACGGTTAGGGTGCGGTTCATGGCGGAGGACGCAACGCCACCACTTGAGGCGGCAGTTGGTGCCCCACCGCCACCGCCGGGCGTTGCACCCTTGATCGAGCTAACCGCCTGCAAGCCGGTGGCAACCATAGACGCGAATGCAGCCGCCTTGCCCCAGAACGGAACCGTTGGATCGGCGAGCGCCTGCGAGGCGGCAACATAGGAATTGATCAGCGCCTGCGCGGCGCCGAATGCCTTCGCGATGCCCAGCATCTGCCCGCCGCCCTGCTCCATGATTGAGCCGACAGCTCCAAAAAACGAGCCCATGCTTTGCAGGTCGCGATTCTGTGCGGCGTCACGGATGGATGACAATGTATTAACGTGATCTTGCTCAAGCTGTTGTATTGTCGCTTGATGCTCTTGCTCCGTCATTAGCTTTTTCGCCAATGCGTCATTGAGCAGTTGCTGATCGTCTTCATACTTTTGGGTTAGCAGTTCGTTTTCGGAAAGGAAGCCTTGCTGAATGACTGCGAGGCGCGCAGCGATGCGCTCGAGCTCGGCGTCTGGTACGGCAGGCGCGATGGCCGATAGCTTGTCGGTGTGCTGCTGCTCCAGCGATTGGATAGCGGCCTGATACTCTTCCTCCGTCATTAGCTTTTTCGCCAATGCGTCATTGAGCAGTTGCTGATCTTCTTTATACTTTTGGGTTAGCAGTTCGTTTTCGGAAAGGAAGCCTTGCTGAATGACTGCGAGGCGCGCAGCGATGCGCTCGAGCTCGGCGTCTGGTACGTATGGCGGAGGCGGCTCTTCAACTTTAAGCGACCCGTCTTCATTAAGGGCAAATCCGGCATAAGCATCTCCGTCAGTTCGCGGCTGTGTCGACAGTGCCCTAAGCCTATCAGCAAGATTAAGTTTTTCGCCTGGGAGCAACTTGTTAAGCAGCGGGCCAGCGTGATCGCCAGTTCCGGCCAAAAAGTCCAAAAAGTCCTTAAGTGAATTTGTGACGAAAGTGACAGCCTCAATAACTGCGTTGAATGCATCTATAATGCCTTTTGCAAATGTCACAGCCGCTTCCGCAAACTCAGGTGATGCCAGCGTATCCGCCAAGGATTGCAGTGCCGGCAGCGCAGCCACCATAACCTTGTTGACTACACCATTCATGGTGATACCAATACCGTCTAATGTGTTTTTAAACTTCGCGGCACCCGATGCGGCTTCAGTTGAAAGCGTATATCCGGCCTGATCTGACTGCCTAGCAAACTCCGCCAGGCCAGCTGAGCCGGCATTCAGCATAGGGATTAGGTCGAGCCCGCTGCGGCCAAAAATATCAACCGCTAAAGACGACTTGAGCGCGCCGTTTTCCATGCCCGCGAAGCGGTCGGCAATCTCCGAGAAGATTTCAACCGATGAGCGCATAGAGCCATCGGTGTTGGTAATGCTAATGCCTAGCTTGGCGAACGCACCGGACCCAGCAACCATATTATTAGCAAGCGTGCGGAATCCGGTTTGCAGGCTTTCGATGGATGTGTCGCTGAGCTTGGCGGCGTATTGAAGCCTAGACAAAGCCTCGACCGACACGCCAGTGCGCTGGGACATGTTGTCGAGCTCGTCGGCGTTATCAATTGCGGCTTTGGTCAGAGCCGCTAATCCAGTAGCAGCGCCAACGACTGCAACGCCAACTGCCGCGCCAGCCACCTTGCCGAACTTGGTTAGCTTTTCGGTTGCAGCGGCCAGCCCCTTAGTGAGCCCGGTTGTGTCCGCGTCGATCTTTACCTTGATCTCAGGAAGCATCGCTTTTTACCCAATCCAAAAGATCGTCAACGTCCGACCGCGTTAGCTTCCCGGCATATTGCCCAGTGCGATGCGCCGCCTTCGATTCCCACTCGCACCACCACTCGCTCAGCGTCATATCCCAAAACTGCCCCGGCTGGATGCCCCATTCCCGCGCCCACAAGTAGAGCCCGTCCCAGTCCATCGCTTCGGGGTCAGATTCCGCCCCACTGTCGCTTACGGTGCGGCGTGGGGCTCTGGCTTTTTTGGGTCGCGCTCTCCCGGCGAGAATGCCAACAGCACCGACGTCACCAGATGCTGAACAGCAGCCGGGTCGCCGTTCCACAGCTCCTCATAGACCTGATCCTCGGTGACTGGCGCGCCTGCCGCCTGAAGCAGCTTGGCCAGCGCAATCGCCACATGCGAGATAGGCGGCTCGCCGGCACTAACGCGCGCAGCCATCGCCGTGAACGATATGTTCCCGCTTTCGATCATACGCATAAGGCGGAGCGTCGGGGTCACGGTGTAATCCGCGCCCCGCCACGTAATCGTAATGTCCCTGAAAACTGCCATTATGCCGCCGTCCAGGTGATCGTGCCAGACGACTGGATATTGGCCGTGAACGTCACTGTGTCGGCCTGCTCACCGGAGACGGCAAAGCTGTTCAGATAGAAGTTGCCGGCGAAGGTGCCGATGCCGTCGATCTCCAGCGTGTAAGCGGCAAGCAGGCTCGATGCCGTGCCAACCGCGAGCGCTAGGAAGGTGGCGTCTGTGATCACGCCTTCAACGTCCGCATCAATCGACCGGACGCCCGCATCGGCGAGCAGGGTGCGCCAGCCATTGGCCGACTTGTCCGTGATATCAATCGGCTCATTGTTGATGGTGAGATTATCAGTGCGAGCCCCGGCAACAGCGGTTCCGCCTTTTTTGATACGCAGCTTGCGGCCAGATACAGCAGCCATTTTAGTCTCCTGAGATTAGGCCACTGGCCCGACGATGTTAGAGTAGGCAATGGTTGAGCCGACCGAGTTAGTCGCCGTCACGCGACACCGAACGTACTTGGCGAGGTTGCCCGATACCAGCACGTAGGTGAGATTGGTTGCAGCGGAGATGTTCGCCCATGATGGATCGTTAGCGTCGGCCACGTTGCCCGCCTGCCACTGGCGCGCGAAGGTAATGGTTGCATCGCCTGCCCATGTGCCGTTCGTCGTGGTGAGCGTCTGGCCGACCGTGGGCGTGCCTGTGACTGCTGGGAGCACGGTGTTGTATGGCCCAATGGTGACGGTCATCCCCTCCGCGCTTTCCAGCGTGGCGGTGAACGTGATCGCGTCGGCCTGCTCGGCGCCAAGCTGGAGGCTGGTCAGCATAAAGTCGCCGGTTAGCGTGCCAATGCCGGTGACGGTGATAACGCATTCTTTAAGCAGCAATGTGGACGTGCCGACCGCCTCAGCGATCAAGACCGCATCTTTCAGGACGCCTTCAACGTCCGCCGATACAGTGCGCGTTCCAGCGTCGGCCAGCATGACGCGCCAGCCGCCATCGTCCTTATCGGTGATGTCGATCGGCTCATTGCTCAGTGTGAAATTATCGGTTCGCGCCCCGGCAATGGTGCTGCCGTCTCGGCTGATCCGTAGCGAGCGTCCCGAGATTGCCATATAATCAGCCTCCGTTTAGCCGATTTATACCACGCGATACCGCTTGACGCTATAGCAGCGGTCGTGGTTAGGTTTGGTCGCTGGGTTGGTTGACGTCTATTTACCAAGCCAGTCTGTTGATCCCTCCCGACTTGACCGGCATTCGTGCCGGTCTTTTTTTATGTGCTGATGTAGATCACGCGATAGAGCGATAGCACGCGCTTGGTCTTGCCGTCCGGGTCTTGGGTTGTGGTGCTGCTTTCCAGCTCGGTCGTTATGTGGGTCGCGCCGCTGATGCTGAGTGCCTGCCGGCGGAGGCGCGTATCTACGGCGTCGGCAATGGCCTTGATGCCCAGCATGGACGTGGCCCGCGCCCAGATGCTGACTTGCACGATAGCATTGCCGCCTGTTTTGTCCTTGTCGTCGAACGGCGTGATCGTGTCGGCGCCGATCGTGATGAACGGAAAGTTAGCCTCTGCCTCGCCATCAGCGGATTGGGGCACGTCGGTGAAGATGGCAACAAGAGGCGAGTAGGCGGTGCTGAGCAGGCTGGTCACCGCGCTATTGTTTAGCCTGGTATAAACCGCCTGCTGTAGATCATCGGCTTTCATGGCGCGGCCTTCCTGATGCCTTCTTCGAGCAAGCGGTTAAACTTCTCTCGGTTTTTCTCAGTTGCCGGAAGCCATGCCGGACGGGGTTCAATCCGAACCGTGCCGAACTCCAAGAAATAGGCGTAAGCCAGCCGAGCCCCGACAGTTGCCGACAATGGCGTGTTGCGCTCGTAGTATATGGACGACAGCAGAAAGCCGGTATCGGTTGCCGGCGCTTGGCCCGGTGCTGAGGCGCGGTGCTCAATGTTGCGGCGCCGGTAAAGCCGACCCGACTTTGCGCCACGGTCGATCAAGTCTTTTACGTCACGGTTGATGGTTAGGGCTGTTGCATCCACCACGCGCGATATGTTGCGCTCGGCCTTTGCCCCATACAGGCGAATTGCATCCTGAACGGCTTTGACGTTCTCGACCTTTATGCTGATCTCTCTCACGTCGCGACACCAGCATCCACGATGAGCTCCAGCCACTTGTCGGCGAACTCAACGTTCTTGATGTATCGAATGTTGTGGTTGCGGCTGCGGATCACGATGCGGTCGCTCTCCAGCAAGCCTGACACATAGCGCACTGTTACCTTAAGGCTTGCCGATGCATCCACCCGGTCGAACTGATACCGCTCCGACCCGCTGAGAGGCATCACAGCCCCGCGCGTTGGTGCGCCTGATACGGTGGCCCATGTCTGCGTTTGCCCGCCTGCGCCATCGCTGGTGCGCGTCATGCGCTGGATTGCAACCGGCTCCTTGAGCATCCCGGCGTTATAGTCGCAACATAGGCTCATGTCGGGATTACCTCGATAATGTCTATGCCAATAGACACATCAACCGTGCTCGCCGATACGCTTGCCAAGAAACCAAAGTCAGTCAGCGGCGGGAAATAGATCGGCGGGTTAAATGTGAGATCGCCAAGCCCGGCGTTTTGCGGAAACTCGTTTATGATCTGCAACGCATCATATGGCGCTGAGGTCTTGAGAATGCCTTCCCGCTGATAGAAAACGATGTTCGCCTTTTTGTCGGCATCGCTGGATAAAAACACATTCGTCACAAGCGCGGCGCGGTCCTTCGGCGTTGTGAATACCGCCTGCTCCATATTCCCCCGGCCTAGCGAGCCATCGGCAATGGTAGCCCATAGGTTACCGGCAGTGTCCTCAATGTTGATCGTGCTGGCGTGTGATCCAGTCGTTTGCGTGGCGTATGTGCCGCTCGCCGATACGAAGGCATCGCGCAGGCGGATAAAGTGCTGCGTCGTTGCCGCGCTTGCGCTGGCGCCGGCGGTTGCCACGGTTTCGGTGATCAGGTCGCCAGTCGCGTTGATACCGATAAACGTAATGGCTCGCCCGCCTGATCCGGCTGCCGTATCGTTGGCATTGCCGCCTGACTTGATCCTGAGATGTACCGGCGCACTAGCCTGCGGCGTGCGATAGTAGCCCGACCGCGTGACAGGCGTAGGCGTTGCCCCAATCGACGTGTTGCGCCCGCTGATATGGTAGGATGTGCATCCTCCCATCAACCCGCGCGCTATCAACATGCCGCTTGGGAAGGTCATATGCGCGCGATCTTATAAACGTTGAGCGTGCTTTCGGCCCCGCTCTTTGCCCATGCATCCGCCGGGTCGCAATCATCGCCGCGATGCGCGTACAGATAAGCGGCCAACTGCTTGACGGCGCGCTTCATCGGCGCCGGAACTGCTGCCGCATTGGCATAACCCGCGACATAGACGATATGAATGGCATTGTTAGCCCGCAGCGCAACCGGCCATACCGCCCCGCGCTTGAGCGTGATCCGCCCCGGCGTCCGATAGGTGTCAATGTCAAACACGTCCGCGACCGTGACAACCGTTGCAGCGCTTGCCTCATCGTAGACCGTTATGCTGGTAACTGACACAAGCGGCCATTTCGGCGGCAGAACGCTCACCTGGCCGTTGCGCACGTAGATGCTATTGATTGAGCCTTCGCGCGTGCCGTCCCACCATTGCTCAGTGCCGCCCGGCCAATAGTCCAGCGATAGCCGCCAGCTTTGCGAAATCATGGCGAGGTTTAGCCGCTGCTCAATCTCAGTGCGCGCATCCGTGATGAGCGCGTTAGCATCCGCGTCCGGGAGCTGCGTGCTATCGACGATCAGATGCGACCGCAACTCGGAAGCCGTCACCGGCTCCGTGCCTGGCGCGGTCACGATAACCGAGCCGCGTTCCTGATAGAGCCGAACGGCTGAACGAAGGGTCATGACTTGCGCGGCCTTCCACGGGGTCTCTTGGTTTCAACAGGCGGCTCAACCTTGCGCTCAAGATCGGCGGCCCGCATCATATTGATGGCCACTGCGGCGCCATCGGCCAATGCTAACTCGGCAACGATACCGCTAACAATCTGGCCCTCGTGAAAGTGCATCACGGTATGGCCTAAAGGCGCGCATAGATAACCGCCCTGCTGTGTGATTTTTGCGTTCATGACGCGCGTCCCTCTTGTTGGAAAAGGGGCGGATTGCTCCGCCCCCTGATATTAGGTGGCGGCGGTGGTTGCGCCAACGATAGTCGCAGGTGCCTGGCTCGGCTTGCTCAAGACGGCGAGAACGTTAACGATAGCATCGGTGCCGGTGGTGCCGGTCACAACGCCGCGAACATAACGCTTGCCCGCAACATAGCCAACGCCACCAGCGATGACGTTATCGGCAGTGTCGAGCGTCACGGTCACTGTGGTGGAGCCGCTCAGGCCAGCCACCAGGCCGACAGCAGGAACGTCCACAAAGTCGGTGCCGACCGTGGTGTCGGAGTGCTGAAGCTTCATGGTGAAACCGGCAGCGGTGCCAGCGTCGGTCACTGCGTCGGTCGCCAGATAGACGGTAACGCTGTTGTACCCCCGGCGGTCAATCAGTGCCGAGTTGTTTGCCGTCACGCCGGAAAGCGTCTGCGGCGCACCGCGGAGGATAGTCTGGTTGGAAATCATATCGCGCATGGTTAACCCCTTTTTGCGCTAGAGTTTACCGGGCGGCAGGATTCACCGCCCGGTATTAAAGTGTTTTAGCTTCCAAACTTAATGAGCTTAATCGCTTCGAAGTTGACCACATCGCCGCCGACGCGCTTCGTGGTGTAGAACTCCACTTGGGGCTTCGCCGAGTAGGGGTCGCGCAGGGTGCGAATGCCGATGCGATCAACGATCTGATACGCCTCGCGCATATCGCCAACGGCGATCGAGAGCGAGTTGGACGCCGGATCGGGCATATCCTCGAACGACGCAACAGGGTAGCCGATCAGGGTGGACGGCTGGCCAGCCGCAATGCCCGGTGCCCAAAGGTAGGCACTGTCGCCGTCCTTGAGCTTGCGAACGAGCTTCAGCGTGGCCCGGTTCATGAACCAGGTTGCATTTGCCCGATACTGCGTCTTGAGACCATAGAGCGCGTTGATCATCACATCCGCGCCATTGGGATCAGCAGCGAAAGCGCCAGAGGCACTAGTAGGCAACTGCTCAATGGTGCCCGGCAGCGTGGTGCCAGACCCATAGGTCAGGAATCCGCGCGGCTTGGACACGCCATCGCCCGATACAAAGGCGGCGGCTTCAACGCGTGCGAACTTCTCGGCAACCTTGGTGGCAAGCCAAGTTTCCATGTTGATCGCGGCGTCGTCGAGAAACTTTTGGGTCGCCTGGGGCTTTGCATAAACCTCATGGACGGGAATGCGCCACTTGCCGAGCTGCGGCGTG